AACATCGTGCGGGTTCAAGTCCCGCTGCCGGCACTTTCTAAATTTTTCCCAACTATGAATATAATTGAAAAAAGCTAGGTTTTAAGCCATTTCTAGGCACTTCATATTGTATCACATATGAAATTAAATGCAATATTTTTGCCCCTAAATTGCCCCTAAATGCCCCTAAATTGCCCCTAAAAATTTTGGCATTTGGCGGGTATTTTTTTATTTTTCCGGCAGTGTCAAAACCTGCCCTACATGGATGGTCGTGCTTGTGATCTTTGACAGGCTCATGATCTCAACATATCGGCTACCATTCTTCAGATATTTTGCAGCAATATCCCAGAGCGTGTCGCCTTTCTTGACGGTGTATGTCTTTGTCTTCTTGGTCTTCTTTGCTGCTTTGTTCACTTTTGTGTTTGTTCCTGAAATCCGCAGGACAAGGCCCGGATGGATTGTTGTACTTGTTAAACTATTCAGAGTCATAATCTCTTTATAACGTGAACCGTCACCGAGATACCTTGCGGCAATCTTCCAAAGGGAATCACCCTTTTTCACTGTATATGTTTCATAGCCAGATGTTGCAGTGGTGGATTCAGGCTGTACAACATCATCATAGAAATAATCAAGGTCAACATTTCCGGCAATACCGTTCACTGAACCCTTGCTTGTGTACTGGTGGAACACACAAGGGTAATCGGGATCACCAGTATAATCTGCCAACCAGTAAATGTATTGTGAAATCAGTTCATCAGTGTACATATTCTTGTGGTAGTCGATATTAGAATAAATGCCCGCCTTGTATCCATGACTGGTTACATACTCACAAAACGCCTTTGTGAAAGTAATACATTCACTCTTGCCAAGGTTGACACCCTTTTTCTTCGCCTGTTTTACAGTGTCATATTCAAAATCATAGAAGATCACTGTATCTTTGCCAAGTCCAGCTTTCTCAACCTGTTTAATACAAAATGCCGCTTCGTTCTTTGCCTGTTCAGCATTAAGTGCATAACTGAAATGATATACACCTTTTACTGGAATGTTATTGGCACGGCATCCCTTTGCATATTCAAAGAACTTGTCATCTACTGCCTGACTATAACCTTCACGAAGAATCGCAAACTGAATCCCATTTGCTGCAACTTTGGTAAAGTCGACTGTACCCTGCCACTTTGAAATATCAATACCTTTCATCATGTTTTTATTCCTCACTTTCTGATTTTTTCTGTAGAATGTCGATAGCTTTCGTGATCACTGCTGGCAACGGAATCCCCATTAAACCTGCATTTTCAACCAATGAAATTAATTCATTTGCCAGGAATGCTATGATTACCGCATCCCTGATATAATTTGTTCCTATCACTAAATCTAGCCTGTATGCCACCAGCACAAATACAAGCGTCATGCATTTGCGGCACAGACCTTTCCAGCCTGCCCTACTTTCAAGTGATCCTGTGTCGGTCTTGTTGCTTTTATGGAATACTCCGGCCACCACCAATCCTGATACATAGTCGAGTGCCATAAATATTAAAAGGGATACCAACCCGGTATCCCAACCTCCAAATATTGATGCAATTGCGGATCCTATCATTCCGATGAATGTGCATATAAACTGTTTCATTTTTATCCTCCTTTTTTAATATGGTCTGCATGAAATTCCTGAATCTCCGTTATAGATTGATATCTCATTGGTAAGATCTGTTGCAAAAATTGATCCTTCGCCCGATACTGCTGCATAAGCTTTTTTTGTAGCGTCAGCCATCAGTTCTGAGCAATAGTATCTGTAGTTGCTTACATCTTTCTCCGCTTTTTTTGCAAACATTCCGTATTCATTGAATTTCATTTCTGTGATATAACTTATTCTTTCTGTAGATTCAAGCGGCACTTCAATATCAATGTAGTTAGCTCCTTCCGGATCGTATCCTCCGGTTGCTCCATCGTTATCTGCGCATGTCATCTTAATCTTCTGTACTCCATGATCGAGGATATGTCCTGCATATCTCTTTGCTCCTCCCCAGATTCTTTCCATTCCAAACGCTTTTACAACTGAGTCGTCAGATCCGTAGAAAAGCCCTTTTGCATTCAATTCCCCATTCGCTGGTTTTCCACCTGGATCATCTCCGAATGCTCCACACAAATCTGTTGTTTTCGAGATAAGAATGAGCAGGAATTTTAAAAGCATGATATCTGAGAGTGTCTCTGTATACCACATTTTCTTGTCAGTTACGTTATTTAATTCAGCAGCCTTTATTTCCTCACTGACAGTCATTGCCTTTCGATTATCTACAGACATGGATCGCAATCTGCCTTCCGTATCAACGCAAGGTCTGTAAATCGGCGTATAAAAATGGTTGCTCAACTTGCCTTTTGCATTTACAAAGCTCCATGCATGATAGGTTTCGTCTACCTGATAGTCAGCGATGTATACAGATCCTGAAACAGGGTTAGCATCCGGAACAACCTTGATCCATATTAATCGTCCATCTCTTCCCCATTCCATCATGGCATTCCCTTCGTATCCCAGATTTGATATATCTGATTTTGTTGTACTGTACGGAATTTTTGCATAATCATCTTCATCGAGATAGTAATCAACCGTTCCGTCATACTTCAGCATGCAAGGACGTGGCATAAAAAAAGCATCTTTCCAGGACCCGTAATCAAATTTATCGTTCTTAGTGTCCATCTTTGCCGGCGTCATTCCGACTGCATCTGCAAGATATGTCACCATTTTGTCAGGAACATGTGTAAAATATTCCCCATCGATATGAAATCCGTATATAACATTCTTCGAGGTTGCCGATGTAAGTTTTTGTTCCAGGTTTTTGATATACTCATTCTGTTCTTTTAACTGCTTATAGATATCAAGCTCTGCCCTGTTATTCGATGCTAATTCCTGATCAATTTTTGTCATGTTGTTGTTTGTTACGGATACATCGTAAAAATCATCAGTATCCGGCTTCTCTAAGCCTAAGTAATTCGTCTGACTTCCCATGCTGTACCTCCTACTCTGTCATATTGTCGTCAAGCTCAATGACGCATTTACCATAGCCTGTCTGATCATCACATGCAAGATACTTTTTCGCATCAATACTGAATACATATCTGTCCGCCTGATTCTTGTTGATCAAGCATCGATATAATCCATTGATGACTGTATTTTTTCTCGGAAGTGGTATGACAGTCATAACAACATAGTCATCCGCATATCCATATGTTTCTTCTCCATACAAAGTGTATGTTTCGCCACCATCAATCCAGAATTTGTATCCGGATGCTATATATCCATATACTCCGATATTAGATCCATCCTGCAATGTCGCTGTGCTAATCAATACTGATAACTGTGTTCCTGATGTCATAGTGTCTGAGATAAATGCGAAGAATGTCGCTCCATTTTTTCCATTTGCATATCTTAATCTGAAATTCTTTGCATTATTTCCATTCATGTTCTGATTAACGACCATTGCCGGTTTACTTGTTCCTGTCTGTTCTACACCGTTTATATACTGCCGGATTGTAAAATTACTGCCGGATATAGAACAAATAAATCCATCTTTTGTAGACTCTCCGCTGTACAGAATCCACTTGCTGCCACTTGTGACTGTGCTTAACTTACATCTGAGTGCATCAGCAATCTGCTGCATCACTTCATCCGTGATTGTTACAATATAGCTGTTGTCAACCAAATTTGACAACATCAACTCCTTATATCCTTTCATCATTCGCCCTCCTGTTCTATCGTGCATGCTCCATATATGTTTTTTACCGTTCCGTCACTTGTAATGGTTGTATCAGCCTTTCCATGCATGCCATATCCGGCTGACTGGATCTGTTTGATCTTCTCAGCCATCGTTTCAAATGTGTCTTCGCTTGCAGTATCGATACCTTTTTCAGTGATAGCCACTGCAAGCTGTTTTTTTCCATCACTGACAGATTTTTTTGTATCTTCTACGGCCTCATTTATCTTTTCTATCGTAGCATTTAATCCGTTTTCGCCGGTGATATCGAATGTATCATCTTTCTCATACAGATTAAATCCGAGTGTTGTTTTCTGCATCTGTGCTCTCCTTTCTGAATCCAAATTGATTGATCTGTTCTACCTTGTATCCTTCAAGGACCTTCACCGTCTGTCCTTCTACTGCAGATATATTTCTGCTCAACTGCTTCTCTAACTCCATCTCGCGCAGCTCTTTATGCGTAAACTGTGCAAGTATACAGTGCGGATACTGAGCTAGATATCCATGTGCATTGTAAAGGACTGACGTGTCGATTATCATATCAAGCGGCACCATTTCTTCCAGCATGTTCATGACATCGTTTATCTTTTTCTGTGATGCAAGTCCAAGATTTACTTTGATCGACTGATTTATCCGGTCGATCACGATATCGTATGCTCCTGCACACATATCATCAAGCTTTCTTTCAAGTGCTCGATATGTGTACGGCATACTGTCGGTTATCTTCGTTTTTATCCGGAATCGTCTGACATCTAACGTATCACTTCTTGCAGGTACGATCTTTAATATCGTTTCCCATCTTTCCACCGTAGAAGCATCCATTTCGTCAATGTTCATGTCGCTGTCTATCTGCTCTACTGTCTGATCAAGAGTATCTCCCTGCATTTCATTGATATCGTATATCTGCTTTATATCCGGTATATTTTTTATAATCTCAGGTGCTTCAAACAACCGTAACACCTCCAAATACCGGTATAGCGGTATATGTTACCGTTATGTTTTTAGCCGCATCATTCAGTGTTGTATCCGCTATATCGATTACTCCGTTAATCTGCAGTATTCTCGATTCGATCTGTGATATTCTAACGATGATGTTATCTTTTTCTTTTGACTCCCATGTCGCACACAACTCCTGCAGGTATTCTGTTATTGCCTGCTCAATCTGTGTCTTTGTGTTATCTTCCGAATATCCATCGTCATATGTGATGTTCGTTTGGACACTTATAGATATCTCTTCAACCGGAAGGATCTGTACAGAATGATCAATCGGTGCAAGTCCTAAGCCTTCGCCGTGATTTTGTTCCGGATCAACTTCCGTCTGGATCTTATCTATTAACTCTTCAGACGGTGCAGCATAACTGGATGAGATCACATATACTTTGATATACTCGGATCCTTTTTCTCTTCTGAACGGTTTGCATCCGCCTACTCCGTCTAATGCATCTATAAAGCTCCTGTACGCCGCCCGATTTCCGGCAAAAGCAATACTTGTATACGAATCCAGCACCTTCTGTCTGAATTTTTCAATATCCTCATCATCCATTCCTGGTGTGATGATTTCTGTTATCTCACCGCCCAGATAGTTGTCCACATAGTCAACCGGTGATAAAGCTCCAAGTGTTGTATTTGCTGCGACACCCTCTGTCTCGCATGTCATCTCGTATGCATAGTCTGACAGTTTTTTTGATACACTGTATGTATAGTCATTACAAGTGAATCGTTCACCGATTTCTATTTCCTGACTGAATACACCCTTTACAACCGGAGCGGTCGCATATTTATATATGATTCCTTTGCTCTTTGCATATTCAATCAAATGCCAGTCATCCTGTGTATCTGGAAGGATATTCGCATAAAGCTCATCAAGATCTCCATATACCTCTTCCAGTTTTTCCGCTATCTTTGCACATGCATTGTACGCAAGCGATCCTTCATCCGTGCGGACATCTGCGCCAAAATTTGACATCATCTCGCTCATGATTGTTTCATAATCTCTATCATTAAACACTTATCTCACCTCCTCCATAGATCGTATCAAGCTTAAAAGATATAGTAAGCTTATCCTTATTCATCGTACACTGTATGTCAGATATGCTCAGCACTTCATCAAATCCAAGTACAAGATCTTCGAGCATACGCTGCACCTCACTCTGTACATATTCCTGACTGTAATTTTTCCCGATCAGTGTATTAAGCTCTGATCCGTACTCCCATGAGTACTGTGAGTAAAAATACCGGTCGATCTTAAGTGCAAGCTTAATGCTTTGAATGATTGCATCCAACCCTGTCACCATCCGTCCGGTCAGGCATCCTTTTTCAAAGTCGATTTCATAATCTTTTAACTCTTTTTCTTCTGTCTCCTGTACTTCATCTTCTTCCACATCGAACGGAAACACTACATATCCACCACCTTACATATGATCACAAATACATCTTCAATGTTTGCGATCAGCACTTTATCACCATTTGCGATTTTCAACTCCGGATTTATTAAGAAATCCGTTTTTTCAAGGTCAAGCATTCCAACTTTGATCTTGTCATTTTCCACGGATCCTAACCGGATACTTGTGCCTTTATCTCTGTTTGATTCATTTCTTATTGTTTTTATAAGCTTTTCATAACTATTCACTTGACTCCTCCCAGCATCTTGCACATGGTCTGTACTTCCGCATACCTTTGCTTGTTCCTCTTGTGATCAGTATCTTTTTCATCTCTGCAACTGTTGACTTTTTCGCCTTATCTGTACAGCTTGAACATTCTGTCGTTGAATGATATACCTTTGAATTTTCAAGATAGTAACATACAGCATCATTTGTGATCGCCTGCTTCTGAAGCTTATCATCATCTGATGTCTCTTCTGCTCCGGATTCCATCTCATTTACCCATGACAGATCGAGCGACATTGTATGTACTCCATTCGAAAAGGTATGTGTATCACTTGATATGTAGAATGTGCCTTTTAATCCTGTTGCTTTATCGTTTATGATAATGCTCCTACCGGATATCGCTCTTACATCCCCAAGTGCTTCAACCGATGCTTCTTTTGTTACTCCTGTAAGTAGTGCAAGTGCTTCTTTTTTCGCATCCGTATCTTTTTCTTTTGTGATCTGGCTTTGATAAATTCCATATCGTTCCTGGCTCTTACGGTTTTCGATCTGGCCAAGCTTCACGCGGCTGTCCGAATATATATCCACCTTGTTTATGATGTTGTCTGTCGTATCGCTATAGCTTGCATCTGTGATGTCTACTCCCTGTGTCAGCTTCACACCCGACGGTAATCCTTTTTCGATCACACTGAATCTGCTGCCTTCCATGATCGGCATATATTTCTTTTTTGTCTGTGCATTTGCTTTCCTGTACCCGCAAACAATGATGTCATATATTCCCTGCTCTTCATAGATCATTCGTTTTATAAATATATTCGTCTTTGCAAGTGTTCCGATCTTGATCTTAAATTCTGTGCAAAGCCTTTTTGCAATCGCTTCCGGCGTTGTATCTCTGAATACATATGTGCCTGTGGAGCGGAGAAGATGCTGCATGAAATCTACAGCAGTATAAGATGCTGTTCCAACTGCAGCCGTCTTCTCTCTTGCAGTTATCGTACCTAAGAAGAGAGCTTTTTTGTCGTTATATAAAGCTACAAGATCACCAAGTGCAATTCCGTATGATCGAAACATTTTGTCATACGGATTTACCGGTACGGAAAAGGTAAGCTGTCTGGAGCACTGGTTATCTGTTCCGGACCATTCTGCAGATTCAAAATCTAACAATTTGCCTTTCCATTTGATTTTTATCATGCTTTTATCACAACCTTATATCCTGTTAAGGCATCCGCTTCCTTTTTCTTCGGGTACTTTTTCTTTGCCTTTTTTATCACATCCAGATTTCTTTTTCGTACACTTTTCCACTCTTTTGATGAACCAAGCGTCTTTTTTGTAAGTTTCTGCCAGGTGTCACCTTTTTTCCATGTGTGTACAGTACTTGATGCAGTCTTTGTGTGTCTCCTTGATGTTGTCGCTGTCTCTCTGTACTCTTTCATTCCAAGAGTATAGCTTACATCTTTTGTCTTATCAGCATGTCCGTAGTTAAATGATTCAATCGTATAGAATCCGTTTATATTCGTTCCTGTGATGATAAGATGAATCGTTTCGTTTCGTTCAAATAACCGCTTTAATACCCGCACATAGTTGTACGGTGCATGATAAGAAGTCTTTGCGAATGCATACTTCTGTGCCGGAAAAAAAGAAGAAAGCGATACTTCTTTCAAGTTTCGCTTTCCCTTTAAATTGATCTCGCCCAGGTTATGCACGACTACTGATGTGTTGTTCATTGAATCCGATACCTCGAATGATTCCGGAACGACAGGAAGCTGTATGCTATGCTTGTCTGATCCCCACTTAATATGAATATTCAATATCGCCACCTCCGAGATTTTTTGATACTTTTTCCAGTTTGTCTGCAAGCTTGTCCACGATCTTATCTATATCGGCATCCTCTCTTACGATGATCTTGTCTGCAAGCTTATTGATTACAACAGAGCCTTTGCCCTGTCTTGCTCCGTCCTGATATGCCTTTTTTACTGTCTCATCATGCGGATATACACGGCTTCCGCGTGGAAGATCTACGATCTCACCACCACGCTCTGAAATCTGAACAATACCGCCTTTCCAGTTGTCAGTACCTTTTGCCAGTGTAGGGATTGTCGGGATATTGATTGAAAATTTCTGACCGCCTATTTTCGGTACCCAGTCCGGAATCGTGATGCCAAGCTTATTAATTCCCGCGATAGCACCGTTTATGATTGAAATTACACCGTTAATCGGTACTTTTGCCAAAGCTACTATTGACTCAAAGATTCCACCGAATATATCTTTGATTCCCGACCACGCTTTAGACCAATTTCCGGAAAAAATACCTGTAATAAAATCTATTACGCCACCTAATGCTTTCTGGAATCCTCCAAACCATTCAATAGCTGAATTTACCAACGTCTTAATCCATCCGATTGCAACTCCGATTGCAACTCCGATTTTTACCTTAAAAATATCTGTAACAACCTTGCCTATCTCTTCAACCAACGGGCTTACTACATGCCATAGTTCTACAGCTTTGTCTTTGATTTCAAAAAATTTGTCTTTGATCGGACTTATTTTGTCAATCATCGACTGTCCTGTGATTCCCACGCTTCCAAACACACTTTTTACATACGAAAAGACCTTTTTAGCTGATTTTTTTATCTTATCCCAGTTTTTATAAACCAGAATCCCAGCAACAACCAATGCACCAAGTACACCGATTACGATTCCGACAGGTGATGTCACGATGCCAGCGATTGATCCAAACACCTTAAAGGCTCTTCCTACTTTTGCAACCGTACTAGCAACCTTTCCGACTGCTCCGACCATTTTTCCAAACATTAAAATTGCCGGTCCAACTGCTGCAACGATCATTGCAATCTTTATCACCATATCCTTCTGTGGTTCAGACAGTGCATTGAATTTTTCTGCTAATTTCTGTAACCACGATGTGATATCTTTGACCTTCGGGGTTAATCGTTCCCCGAACGATATAGCGATACTTTCTACTGTTGATTTCAAGATAGTAAGCTGTCCTTGAAGGTTGTCGTTTGCAGTATCGTACATCTTCTTACAAGCGCCATCTGAGTTATAGATAGCTTTTGTCAAGCTGTCAAAGTCGCTGTCTGATGCATTTACGATCGCAAGTAATCCGGACATTCCTTGTTTACCGGCAAGTGTTGAAGCATACTGTGCTTTTTCTGCTTCTGTTAATTTTGAAAATGCAGATCGTGTATCTTGCATCACTGTCATGAACGACTTCATGTTGCCATCAGAATCCGTTAGAGATATGCCAAGTTTCTCCATTGCCGAAGATACCGCATCCGTCGGTGCTGACATTCTGGACATCCATGAACGAAGTGATGTACCTGCTGTACTTGCCTTTACACCACTGTTGGCCATGATTCCAAGGGCTGTCGATACATCCTCTACATTGTACTTCAGTGCTCCTGCAACCGGTGCTACATACTGGAACGATTCACCAAGCATAGATACATTTGTATTGGCATTGTTTGCTGTCTGTGCCAGCACATTCACAAATCGTTCTGTATCATCCGCTGACATTCCAAACGCTGTCAGTGCATCTGTTACGATATCCGATGTAGATGCAAGGTCCTCACCGGTTGCTCCGGCAAGGTACATGATGCCTTCAATACCATTCAACATGTCTTCTGTTTTCCATCCAGCCATTGCCATATATTTGAATGCATCTGTGGCTTCTGTTGCCGAGAATTTTGTCTTAGCACCCATTTCTTTTGCTTTTTGAGCGAGTGCATCCAGTTCTTTGCCAGTCGCTCCGCTGATAGATTGAACAGTGCTCATGCCGGCTTCAAAGTCGCTTGCCGTTTTTACACAAGCAATCCCGGCTGCAGCGATCGGAGCTGTCAAAGATTTTGTCATCGTTCCGCCAACTGCTGCTATATTTTTTCCTGCTTTTGTTATAGATCGCCCTGCTTTTTCCCAATCACGAACATTCTTCTCTAAGCTTTTCCCTACAGAATTCAGTGGAGAAGATATCTTATCGATCAAGCGCAGTGTGACATCTACGATTTTACCAGCCATTCATTCACTCCATATTGTTTAACGCTTCTTTTAACTGTTTCATTTGATAGTGCATGAATGCTCTTAGTACTATTTTTTCGCCAAGTCCCATTTCAAAATAAGTGGATGGCAGTATATGATGATAGCGAAAAAGAAGGTACATCAACTGCACCTCCCCATTCGCTTCAATTAGTTTTTTACTTCTTCCTCACTATCTTCTTCATCGTTTATCACTCCGGACAGCTTGGATATTTCGTCTGATAAGTCATTCACTTCGTTTCCGAAGAGCTTTTCGCAAAGCTCTTTTGCATCGTCGCATTCGAAGTGTGCCTGAAGTGTCTTATCCTTCAATGGAGGATCAACTACACCTTCTAAGCACATCATCAGCTTTGCATCGTATGTTTTTGAAAAAATCATATTTCCTTTCTTGTCTACCTGATATGCCACGATGTCATTCAATCTTCTTGACTTTACTTCCCGAATCTGTACATCAACTGGTGTTTCAGATCCGATAAGCTTTGCAAGCTTCTTCGAATGAAAGATGCCTGTCTCCAGCTCATCTGCCTTCTTTACATCTGCCTTTAATAACTGATCTACTAAATTCATGTCGTTCCTCCTATTTCTTATCGATCGTATCGATCAGCTTCCAGTCCGTAAATGTGAACGGAAGGCTTTCTTCACCGATCTTCTTTGTTTCCCAATTTGCAAGCGGGATTTCATCGAATGTTACTCCCATCAGCTTTACTCTTTCTGCACCATATGCATCCGGATCATCCAGCTTTGAAATGATCGTAAACGTCGGATTGATTCCTTTTTTTATCTTTGCAGACAACTTTTTTGTGAAATAAGATGTAACCTTGTTCATCTTCAATGTACCTTTCAGATCAAGGCCAGTCGTCTTATATCCTTTTACAAGTGTTCCTGACTGGTTCACTTCTGATTTCTCAATAGAAACCTTTGCTTCTAATCCGGTTGTCTCTGCCATATAGTCATCATCACACCAGAGTTCCCCAAATGTTCCATTGATGACTCTTTTAGGATCATATTTTTTCATGTCGTTCCTCCTTAAATCGTAATTGGCAATACAATGTCTTCGATTGCATCCCAGATTGAAATAGCTGCTTTTAAGAATACATTTGAACCTGTATTCGCTACCTTTATATCGTCATCTGACATTTCCGTTACATCGGTACCTTTTTCCTGCAGGTATCTTCTGTTTGCATCAATATCGATCTCCACGCTGTAGGATTCTAAGACATCATCCTGTACAAGCTGTTCGAAGTAATTTCCAATCGCCGACAGTAACAGACACTTATTATCATAGCTGTTTGCATACTTACCGAGATAACTATCCTCTGCGGTCATACGAATGTCAGTTGCGATCATGTCCATTGTATCAACGATCTTAATCTTCTGAAACTGAGTATTTTTCTCTGTTGTCAGCGTCGTTAAGCTGTTTACACCTCTTGCGATCTTCACTTTTTCGCCATCCCACCATACGATCAGCTCTCCTGCATCTACAGCAGCATCCATTTCCGCCTTTGTCAGTCGTGTACAGTCTGTCAGTTCTTCAAGCGGTGCATAAGTGCATGAGATTGTCATCGGTGTACCTGCAATGATACCTGCAATTCTGGAGCAATACTGCTCTGTCGTATACTCCTTATCATTTACATACACTTTTTCTGTCGTGAAATTTACGATTCCTTCTGTATTTGCCTTTACATTTGGCAGTACAGCAATGATCCGGTTCTTCTCGGCTCTTTCTGTCTCAACAAATGTCTTGACTGCTTCTTCCTGTCCATCTGTCTTAACTGTCGGAGCTACCAGATAGTTGAATTTGATCGTTTTTAAATACTTTAAAGCTTCGGTATAGTCTTCCGCTTCTTCAGGGAGCACATATGTAACGATCTTCTTCGGCTTATTGATATAGCCGATCGATGCCAGTTTGATCTGCTCCTTCGTTGCATCGGATAACGACTTTGGAATATCATCACCCGGTAAAAGCACGACCGGATTCGTCTCTGGCACTGTGTCTTTTACGATCATGGCGATAATTCCTCTTTCTCCTCTTTCTACTACAGATGTCGCAGCTTCCGTGAAGCTGATTGACATACTTGGCATTCCCATTATCTAATTTCCTCCAATCTACTATTTATTGCAACCGATCCAATGATCGGTGAATCATCTTCGTGAATGATATCGTCATACCATTCGAGGGTAATTGACAGCTCCGGCACATACTTTTCCGTGCCAATCCACTGCCAGTCAAAATCTGTTACATCAACTGCACGGTCCTTGATCTTTACAGCAAGTCCAAAAAGGTCCTGAATTGTGTCGATCATATCAAGTGCTTCCGCTTCGTCCACTTCGTTCTGAAAGATCGTGATGTAAAAAAGCACAACCTTTTTTCGCGTGTTATAATTTTCGCCCTGATTTGATACCGGAACGATCTGCGTGAAAAAACAAGGGCGTTCATAGTTTTCCACTACCATTTTACTGTAGTATTTATACTTTTTTTCTGGATATCTCGTCTTAAGCAGTGATATAAGCCCTGCCTTCAAATCGCTAAGTGTCATTTTAGCCCAGCCTTTCCGATCAAATCATCAACCATTGCTTCTACACTGTCCGGCATTTCTTCTTCAAATTCCTTGACAGCCTTTTCAAAATAGTGTCTTCCCTGTACAAATCCAACGGTTTCGCCCTTTTTGTTGACCATGTTATGACCTTGTTCTACAAGGTGGAAGTGCGGTGATTTGACCGTCAGTTCGACAAACTGTCGGATTCCATAGCCCTGTACTTTTGACAGCCTGTATGATCCGATTTTACCGAGTGATCGTTTGCTATCACCTTTTGTATTTGTGTTTTCTGCCGCCGACAGCACAATCTTCCTTCTGAGTTCGAGTCCTCTTTTTCTAAGAAGATCACCTGCGGCATCCGGATACTCCTTTGCCATCTTCTCCAGCGCATCTATCAGCTCGTCTGCTCCGTAGAAATTCATATTGAATACTTCTTCACTCATCCGGCACACTTCCTTTGTTTGTATATTCGTAGCAGTTGATTTCAAGCATTTTATGCTCGTATCCGACATCGATCACACTGTCAATTACAAAATTCTTTCCGTCGTATCGGATATAACTGTTTGTATCGACATCATTTCTATATCGGATATAACATTTGTGGGTGATCTTGCTTTGTACCTTCTGTGCTTCGTAAAATTCAGCACCCCGAATTGGATAAAAGGAAGCCCACACAGTTCTAATTTCTGTCAAAACCTGCTTTAGCTGCCCCATTTTATCCTTTTCTTCTGTAAGCTTCATAAATGTGATACGCTTGTTTAATCTTCCGATGTTTATCGTCCTCATATGTCCTCCTAAAGCAGATTCACCGAGTGCAGGTTCAGAATAGATTTTACCGCTGGATTTACTACCGATTTGCTGTCCATCTGATAATTTCTGTTATCAAACATATCCGCTACCAGGATAAAAAGTACCTGTGTGATATCTTCGTGTTCATCCACTTCTTCATCTGTAAGTCCGGTATATGATTTGATAAATGCCACTGCACCGCTTCTCATTCGCTCTAACTCATTAAGTTCCAGATCCGATGCATCATCTAATCGAACATATTTAGCAAGATCTATATTTGTGACATCGCTTACTTTCATTTGATCACCTCATAAAAGAGCCGCTTCCGC